TGTTCCCTGTTGGCAAAGAACAAGCCATCAAGGTAGCGTTCCAGTGCATTTGATGCATCAGGTAGTGTGGCATAACGCCTTGGCTTGTAGTTGCCACTGTCTGTCACATCAAACTCTAGGCAGTACCACTTGTCACGCAGTCTGGTTTGTATCTTGTACATATGCATATCTTTCATAAGATTTAATTTTACTGTCACCATCAGTGTGTTTGTTTACCCATCGAATAGCTACGCCATCATCGTGTAACCGCTGTACTAACAGCGACAAGTCACAGTCTTCCTCAAGGTACACATTGTCCTTGTACTGGTAGCTGTAGCTGCTTACATCAGGGGCAATGCTCAGGTTCTCTAACACCTTACGCTTCACCTTAGCCCATCCATGTCCGGCATCGGTGTACATAATGATGGTGAACATCTTGCTTTTCTTTATCATCTTGTTAGTTCCTCAATGGTTCCTGCCAACACCACTGTCTTACCAGTAGCACCCACTAGATAGTTTAGCTTCACGATGTTAGGGTGTGACTTGAGTCCACACTTAGTCATGTATGTTTCCATCTGTCCTCTTTCATCGAAAGAGTGTTGCCATCCATGTCCATTGCTGAACTCCCAGTGCAGGGTGTATGGTGGTGGTAGCACTTTGTTAGGTATGAACACCTCTTCCACAGGGCCAAAGTATTTATCTTTCCAAGGATCTCTCATGTTGTTTCCTTAATGATTTCGACAGCGTCCTTCACTGCCTGTTTAAATTCATACTTAGTACATTCGCTGAAGTCTAGGAATGTAGCCATCGTATCCTGAATCTGAATTGCCTGTGGCACAGTGCAACTTAGCTGATCAACAATCCATTGTGTGTAGATGTTCATGTCATCTCCTTCACAGGGACGATGTACCTATGCACCTCATCACCTTGTTTGTTATACACATACAAGTGCAACACTGTGTTCTCCATGACGGAGTCAAGGTAGCACTCAACATACCCATTGTTCTTACCAATGTTAATCACTGTGGAGTTAACAAAGTTATCCAAGGTTTCTACTGTCAGTTTCATTTCGTTTCCTTTAAAACTTGTTTTGCATATTCAATGTCACCACTCAATGTATCAATCCAACTACCATCTTCGATGTACTTGTCAGCCGATTGTGATAGTAAGCGCAGTGCCTTCCTTAACTTGTTAAGTTCTTTCTGTTGCTCACTCATGCTTGTCTCCCTTGAGAGTTGTTGGGTTAGCCAGTTCCTTTTCCATGCCCTTGATGAAGGCATAGTAGCCCTTCGTCTTCGGGGTGTAGAAGGTGGATGCTACTTGCTTAGGCTTCATTGCTTTAGCAAGGTTGGGCAGGGTGTTTACATAACACCTACCAAAAAAGTCTGCAGTAAATTCTATCTTGCTCATTTGCTCACCTCTAAAGTTGCTCCCACTATTTCCCAATCACCACCCTGCACAATGCCTTGATCGAAGGGGATGAACTCACCTCCATCAATGTCCTTAGCTGTATCCAAAGCCTCGACATTGCTACAGGCATTAACATAAACATACAAGTATGTTGTCATCTTCGCCACCACTTTGTATCGCTTGGTGTACAACGAAGGCCAAGGGCTATCTACTTTGTGTTGCTCAGTCATCACATGCTCCTTCCATAGCATCACTCAACTTAATGCTATGACATAAGTCATCAGCACTACTCTCGAATTGTTTCCGAGTGTCTTCAATGATGACAGCAATCTCATGTGTTACATAACCATCAAGTACTTTCCACACTGTGACATCCTCACAGCCAAGCTTCTTCAAGATGTCTGCATAAGAGAAGTTGTCGGGGTAGCCGGAGAGCCACTGGTTGAGGGCAAACCTTTCACTGATCTTCATGTTCATGCTGATTCTCCTTTGTATTCCAGTGCCAGTGTCACAATGCTATTCGCTACATCTTCCATGCTCTTGGCATAGTAGGGGTGAAGACGATAGTCTTGCAGGGTACGCTTGTCATTCAGATTGCCCATCCAAATGAAGTGGCTATCCAGTAGATTGAATGCCTCTCTACGCAGTATTTCTTTCCTATCCATTTGTGTTTCCTTTCAGGATTAGTTCTCGCTTAATGAAGGGTAGGTAAACTTTGTTACCAAAGAATTGATGCTCAAACATCTGATCCTCAACGATCTTGTCTGAGTGTGCTCTCGCTGCTTTCAATGTCTTGAAAGAAGCAACAGGGCTAGTGCTATTGGGATAGCACACAATGAATTTGTATCTGTATCTCATACGATCTCCCATTTGCTGTATGAATCATTCATCCACTCATCAATAATTTCTTGTGGAAATTGTTGAGCATCTTCAACAGTGTAGTCTGTCCAGTGTTCAGACCTATCTCTGTTAACTTCCAACAGAAATTCTTCTGTTGTGTGTAGGGTAATCTTCCCTGTGTAGTCTGTGTTTTTAAACTGCATATCACCACCATGAATCGTAGAACACTGCCTTGCCATCAGCAAGGGCTTGCCTTGCCACCTTGATGAAGTCACTGACACTCTCAAGATCTTCGGAGTCTATCTCTTGAGCACCGAAGAAGAACCCATTGACAGGCACTAGCTTGTTGTTGCCAGTGTCCATCTCTAAACGATCAAGATCGTTAGCAGTGAGCCTCACTGTAGTGCAGTTGAAGTCATGTCGAAGGCCACGCTTTTGGCGGTACAAATCCTCCATCCAACCATGCAAAGCATTGAACTTTCGCCAGTAGAAAATCTCGGTAGCAGTGTCAACATCTAGTGCCACATCAACGACACCACCCCTTGCTACCTCAACATCCACACTGAATGCATACATATCTAAGCCCATGTTAGTTCCTTTCAGGAAAAGTTTATCTCATCTTCGAAGTACCGCCACTCACATTCAATGGCGTAGTCTAGGTCACCATAGTATTCACCATAGGTGATTGCGTCTCTTGCCCTGATATGAATCATGGCAGTGTCACACTCAGTTAAGTCAAAGCTTAGCTGTTTATGTTCCATAATTATTCCTTGGAAAATTAATGGTTGCATAATAGAAGTCGAGGATTTCATCCTCAGTTAGCTCGAAGTCTACATCGCCCAGTGCCTTAGCAATGTCAATGTCATACTTGTACCTAGACCATCCTGTCTCCAGTATCAGGAAGGTAGTCATGTCACCTACAGCAAACATGTACCACCATCCTGTCCTCATCCACTGTCAGCCATGCCTTCCTAGTGGATGAATCGTAAACAATAATGTCACCGACATTAATGATTGCCCCTGTCTTGCAACAGATACCTTTGTATCTAGCCTTCATGATCCGTTCCATGTTGCCTCCGAATGTTGTTCTTCAATATGCCAAGTGCCTATCTTGATAGCCTCTGCTATCGACTCGGCAAAACCAATGTAACCCACTGCATCTGAGTCAGAGAACAACTCAAATATTTCAGCTTCGCTTTCCCATCTAGCCCACACTTCGTAGCCATGCTTCGCAAGTATCTTTCTCATGTTGTTTCCTTATAAGGATTTGTTTCCATTGCCTTTAACAGTTCATCAATAAAGCATAACTCTTTTGATGCAATGCGGTTTTGCCTTATTAATTTAGTAAAGTATTTGAATTCGTCATACCCTTCAAAATCAAAGGGAGCGTTATAACAAGCCCAAGATCCTCCCTTTTTCTCAAAGCCCCATTGATAGAGCAATGTGACATTACCAATGGTAATTGTTGCAACTGGTGCTTGATGTTTCCATGAAGCTACCTTACTAGCGAATGACTCTGTCATTTGAAATCCCTCATGTAAATTGCACCACGCTTAGTGCCTTCGGCATCAGCAAACACATTCATTCCTACCACATCAGCAACATCCACTGATTGCTCAGTGGTTTTGATGACGAAGCTTGAATACTTATAAGGGTTATAAGTAACACGCCTACCGAACAACTCAAGAAAGTAAAGCTCAGCAGGTTCAATGATCCCTGTGGCACTAGCACCCCAAAGGCCAGTGACTCCGGCATGGACATTCTTTTTCTTCTCTCGAAGAACCCTCTGTCGCCCTGCTTCGGACACTTTAAACTTACACTTTGTAAGTATGACAAGGTCACGATGGGCTATCACTAAACCCTTTCGCTCCCCTTCCAGTGCCTTAATGCTGAAGCATTTCTTGTGAAGGTTGAAGTATACGAACACTCTTATTGCACCACCTTGGTATGCCATGTTGTTTCCTTTCAGGAAGTTGTTGCTATCAAAACTCTCTCTCTCACCACAGTGTCAGTGGCTTCGGAGAATGTTTCATTCTTACTCAGTGCCACTAACATGGCAACCACAGACTTCTCATTAAGCATATGCTTCTTAGCAAATGTAACAAGCTCATGCACCACCTCATTACCATGACTGGTAAACATTCCGTATCCCATAATATTTCCTTTCAGGAATTAATCAATCACAACCACTGTACGAATCTCAGCATCATCGATATCATCTTCGATGAGTTTGTCCATACGATGATACTCACTCTGTGCCACAGAGCCTTCATACACTCGGCTCACAGTGGGACACAACTGTGTCCTCCAGTAGTCCCCTGCTCCATAAGCATAATGCACATCGGCATCTCCATCTTGCTGTTGCAAGAGGGCAATCAATTCAGATACTTTCATTGTGTTTCCTTTCAGGAAAGCTTAGTTAATAACCAAAACTTTACAGCAACAAATGCTGCAAAGCAGAGCACACCTATTACATATTCCATGTCATTCACCTTCCTTCGGAAGGAATGTCAACTTCCCTGTATACCTCATATCAAACATCAGAGCCTTAGCTCTGTTGAGATATTTCCTAGCAGTCTCAGTGTCACCCATTGCCATCAGTTCCTGTGCATCGGACAGCAGTCCGGCAAGCACCATCACACCACCTGATATCTTGTAAGTGAGACTGTCCTTCACGCTTTCTTTGAAAGCTTGGAAGTCACATCCATACATTTGCATTTCTTTATCTGTCATGTTGTTTCCTTTAGGAAGTTCAATGTGGGTTGCTTCAGAGTTACTAAGTAACCAAGCGAAGCAATGTCAATCATCACTTTGTGAGTGAGGGTTTTAGTCCCTGCAATGGAAGCAAAAAGCTTTGCTTTGTTACATACAGGATAGACTTGTTCTACTCCGTAGACGCTTCTGATTTCAACTATCATTTCCATGTTGTTTCCTTTCAGGAATTGATTGCTTCAGCCAGTGCATTTTCACTGTCGATAGTGACTGCATCAAACACCTGTTGCTTCGTGCCTTTGTAACCCATCCCTTTAAGAATTGCATAGCAAGTCTTACCTTTAGAGGTGAGTCGCATACCTTTCATCTCCAGTTTAAGACCTTGTCTTAAGCAACGAAGACGATAAGCATTGATTTGTTCGGGAGTAGTTAATACCATTTTGTTTCCTTTAGGAAAAGCGAAGCGACTTTGCTTCTGTTAAGACTTGTCTTAGCCCTAACAGAAACCCACTGTCTAGCACCGACCCCAGTGCCACAATGGAATTGTCTCTCATATACATTATCAACATGATGTATTAGCATGTCCTATGCATTCACCCTGCATAGACTGGGCTAGTCCATAATGATGATGCAAGCCTTGCTAATAGCAAGCATCCTCACCGACACTAGTATCAATTGTTAAAGATCAGAACGACTGAAGCTTTGCTTCACAGCAGGGCTTCACCCTATGGAGAACGCTAGATAACATTCTGCAAAGCCCTAAGGCTTTACGCAAGGCTATCAAATAAGCTCTGCTTATACAACAAATCCTGTCGTATCAAGCTTCGCTTTACCTTTAGCATACAGTCCGACAATGACTTTGTCATCAAGGTGGCGAACATCAGAGTTGTCTCCAGAGACAACAGGAATTCCCATAAATGTCATTGGGATATCCTTTTCCTTACGGAAAACAACTGCCATTCTCATGTTGTTTAACAAAGCATTTTCGACATAGGGTTGAAAACCCTCAACACCGGAATAGGAAAATGTCAGGTCATAGTTACTTGGTAACTCAGTGCGGTTTCCTCTCTTAGTGTAGTCATAGAATTGAGTGTTAGGAAAAGCAGCAAATATGTTTACATATTCAATGCCACTAACATCAGTAAAACCTACGGTTTCCCACCGAATGTCACTAGTACCATTCAGTCTAACTAAAGGCTTTAAGCCTTTCTTGTAAGCTTTCTGAATGAGCTTTGCAATATCAACAACAAGTTGTTGCATGAAGTCATTCCGATCAGTGAAAAACCATTCGGTTTTGTTGATCCTAGCTTGCTGAACTGAGCTGAAAGCTCCCCGACCTGCAGTGTTGAGGCAAGCCACATCACATTGAGCCTTCTTTGCCATAGGACAAGTGTTCCACTTGGTAGTGTTAGCCGGAGCTAAGTAAAGAATTCCAGTTAAGAAACCTAAGGTTTCTCCCTTGACAGTTTTGGCATCTGATGAGACAGAAAGCAAAGCTTTAGACTTGAACATTGTGTTTACCTTTGGTAATGATGTGGCAAAATTGCCGAAGAGCCTTAATTATAACGATGATCAATAACCCTGTCAATCACAGGGCTTTTCTAGAGCCAACAAGGGTTTTACCCTTGAATAGCAGTGCCTCGTCATAACATCCCATCCACTGCATTGCCTCAGCTTTGCTGAGTGTGTAGTGGGATTTCTTGAATCCGACACCAGTTACTTTGTAACCAAAAGCTTTGCAAAGCATCAGTTTAATTTGATCTTCCCAAAGCAGAGCTAAGCTAATAGTGCTAAGCACTATAGAGATTTCAATGAGAATTTGAACAGCATCGTAATTTGTCATTTTGCTTCCTTCATGTCTTTCATTTAACTAAGAAAAGAAACTATTTCCTTTTCTCACTAAAGTGAAAAGGATAGTTTCTTTGTTAAATGAAAGACATGGGATCGGGCATGTATACGCAGATCTTCCTATATTTAAGCATTTTTTAATGCCAACATAGTTGTCATAAAAATGCGATTATAAATATAGGAAGTCAAGATAGAGTTATCCACAACTTGTTCTCGGCTTGGTTTGGCAATCGGTGGATAACCCAGTGTTGTGCTGTGGATAACTTTGGAAATTGAAGGTTGTTGATAACTTTGATTTTGCTGTGGATAACTTTGAAGGATCGGGGTAGTCTCTAAAGAGGGTGGTGGATATACCGACCTTTCTGTCGATGGGGTATGCCTTAAAATCGTTACTTTTTATAACCATTTTTGACATGGTGAACCGATTTTGAATCAGTATTCAAGATCTTCTAAGTCCTTGAATTCATTGAAGAATCTTTTCTTTGAGTTGAATGCAGTTAAGATCTTTAGATCACCTAAGATCTGCAACGCATTGCAGGGCTGCTACGGCTGCAGGGCTGGGCGGCAGCGTGGCGGGGCGGGGGCCAGCGGGGGGTGGTGCGTTATTATATATGGCCTCGTCCAAAAATCAGGAAAATTGAGTCTGTTAACCAAACTCCATTCTTGGCAGCTCTCACACCGTCATAGAAATAATATTTCATAACAAAGCTGCAGATGAAACAATCGATCTGCACCGTCAACTACCCAGAGATGTGTACACCCTAGTATAGGAAATGTTCAATATACTAAACAATTAGGGACAGATCAACTATGCACATAAGATGATACAAACAGCTACCATCCGTACACTTATATGTTAACAAATGAGAACAATTCTCATTGAAGTTTCATGCAAACTTAGACACCCCCGTATGGACCATTTTATTATTTAGCCAATATTTCTGATTGTTCCTACAGAAAAAGCTTGACATTGGTTTCAATATGTGTAAAACTACCAGTACCTGCACCATGTATGCTCTATGCATACAGGCGATACGAAACAAAGTATGAGCTACCTTCCGGCTACAGGTAAAGAAATGAGCTTGCAATCGGCTGCTGAAGAGAAAAGACTCAGAGAGAACAATAGAGGGGCCACTCTGTTGTTCTGCTTTGGACACTGGCAGTGGTAACACCTTACGCTGACCAGACTAGACTTGATGTGGGTACTTGTTAAAGACTGTTGCTAAAAGGGTGGGCTAACAACAGTTATAGATGAACACATCCCTTATGGGCTTTCTAGGTGTATGTTCTAGATATTAGTGGTAGGTGGTATGTATTTCACAATGTGATATGTACCGTTCCCTACAGGTAATGGTAGTTGTTTCTTCACAGAATCTCTACCGTTACCTTCATAGACACTATAGACATACATTGGGATAGGTTGTTATGTGTAGCAATAAATGCTACCATACCACCTTAGCTAGGCTATGTGTGTTAGCATGAAGCATTATGAACTATTACACCCGACAACAGCTAGAAGATAGAGGACTAACAAACACATACCCCTACAGTGTAGCTACACAAGCTTCACTAGCGTTACACAGAGGTTATGTAGACAAGATGCATTTATTCCACAGTGATGTCTATTACGTCAGAGCAGCTATGGAAAAACATACAGGATATGTATTTCCCTTAGACAGAGTTGAAGATGCTATGAGAGCTGAGGGATGGAAAGAACACAGACACCTACCAAAGAAGAAACAACATGGCTACAAAGAAAAGTACAGTTAATGCTGCAGGTAATTATACCAAGCCTACAATGCGTAAGGCGTTGGTAGCTAGTGTGAAGGCTGGAACTAAAGGTGGTGATGCTGGTGAATGGTCTGCTAGGAAAGCACAGCTTGTAGCGAAGAAGTACAAAGCTGCTGGAGGTGGGTATAAATGAAAGCTTCTCAGAAGTCTCTAAAAGATTGGACAGACCAGAAGTGGACAACAAAGTCTGGTAAGCCTTCTGCTAAAACAGGGGAGAGATATCTACCTGAAGCTGCCATTAAGTCTTTAAGCTCTGCTGAGTATGCAGCTACCACTAAGGCCAAGCGTGAAGGTACAAAAGCTGGTAAGCAGTTTGTTAAACAACCTAAAGACATTGCTAAGAAAGTGAGCAAGTTCAGATGATTAAAAAAGGCACTGAAGAGTTTAGTGGGTATAACAAGCCTAAGGCAACTCCTAAGCATCCAACGAAGAGTCATGCTGTGTTAGCTAAAGAGGGTGACACAGTGAAGCTCATTAGGTTTGGACAGCAAGGTGTTAGTGGTGCTGGCTCTAGTCCAGACACGCCTAAGGAGAAAGCTAGACAGAAGAGTTTTAAAGCTCGTCATGCTGAGAATATCAACAAGGGTAAGATGTCTGCTGCATATTGGGCAGACAAGGTTAAGTGGTAACTACAAGGAGAAACTATGGCTACCGATGCAGAAAAAGTAAAGATGTACCGTGAGAAGGCTAAGGACACTTCTGTTCCTCAAGAGGTGCGTAACACCTACTTGGACAGAGCCAATGAGCTAGAGCGTAAAGCCTTTGAAGCCACTAAGGTTCCTGAGAAGAAGCTTGCTAAAGGTGGTGTTGCTTCTAAGAAGCCTATGCTTGCCATCATGATTGGTATTGGTAAGCCAACCAAAGCTCCTGCTAAAGGTGGTCCTGCTAAATATATGGAGTTTTCTAACAAAGGAAAACCAAAAGGCATGACCCCTGTTAAAGCAGCCCCTAAAAAGAAGAAGTAAATAGAAAGATTGTCTAATGTATCTGACAAGTAACATCCCATATTTTAAATGTTGGGTTAGAAAAGAGTTTACGAATGGACATCAAAACTATCATGGGGAATACATACATGCATTAGCAGTGGCTGTCACCACCATTCCAGATAGGAGCTTGAGCTTTCAAGTTATCTTCACTGGTTGTGAAGCGGATGATGGTAGTCAAGCTAATGTACATGGTGGAGCAATGTGGGCAAGAATGCCCCTTGCTGCGTTAGTAGGTGATATACCTTTAGAGGTATGGCCTGAGCGTATGATGAATCACTTGTCACAGCCTTGGGATTGTAATAGTTACAATCATTCAATCATTAGTTTGGAGAGAGCTAAACCTTCTCCTTGGTTGTGTAAGATTAACAATGAATTCTTTACAGGTAGGTATTTGTTCACTGTTGACTATGCTGAGAGTAGTGTGTCTGAAGACCCCTCACAACATAAACAGAGTCATGTGTTAATACTAACTGATGCGGGTAAATGGACTGGGAATGTTGTGGCTTTGCCAAACAACCGAGTTCGAGTGACAAGTCCAGCCTATTGGCAAACAGGACAGGGTGCGCCTGATTTCAGGCCCAACCAACATATCTATTGTGCGGAGCAAGATGATTCGTATATGGATGCAGAAGAGACTTTCAACAATCTTTACAAGGAGCAAAAGAAATGATGAAATCTAAAATGATGGCTACTGGTGGTATGACTAAAAAAGGATATGCTGCTGGAGGTGTTGCTACTAAGCCAATGGCTAAGAAGGGCTATGCTGCTGGAGGTGTTACCATGCCTATGGTTGAAAAAGGTGGAATGAAAGTTCCAGCTTTTGCTGCTGACGGAAAAGGCAAGATGGCTAAGGGCGGTGCTGTTAAAGCACCAATGAAAGCTAAGAAGAAGTAATGGCTACTATTAAGCAAATAGCTAAGGTAGGCAAAGTGATGGGTGAGTTTAAGGACAAAGGCTTGCACAGTGGTAAAGGTGGCAAGGTTGTTACAAACCCCAAGCAAGCCATTGCCATTGCCTTGTCTGAAGCTAAAGTGAAGCCGAAGAAGAAATGAACAAAGAGCCTAAGGTTAGAAGTTTAGGGAAAGTGTTAACAGCGGGATCTGCTAACACTATCTACACTTGTCCTGAGAATTTTGTAGCTAAGATGGTGTTGTTATTTATTGCCAATCATGCAGGTAATAACAAGACTGTTCAGGTTCAATGGAATGATATTAGTGCTAGTGGAACCTATCATATTGTTGGTGGATATACTTTAGCAGCTAATGCCTACCTCAAGCTTGATGGTAGCTATCTTGTTCTTAATCCCGGTGACACTGTCATTGTCACACCAGAGGCTGGTTCAACTATGGATGCCACCATCACTGTTGAAGAATATTATGAACAAGGACTATTTTAATCATGGCTAAAAGAGAACTAAGCGAACAACAGAAGAAGTTCATTGAGGTGTTATTTGCTGAGGCTGGAGGCAATCCTGCTAAGGCTAGACAGCTTGCTGGCTATAGCGAAGGCTACAATACCAAAGTCCTTATGGAAGTTCTTAAGGAAGAAGTGATTGAGGCTACACAGCTTTATATCGCTATGAATGCTCCTAGAGCAGCTATGGCTGTTGTCAGCGGCATTGCTGACCCTACAGAGCTAGGCTTGAAAGAAAAGCTCAACGCTGCTAAAGATTTGTTAGACAGGGCTGGCTTGGTGAAGACAGAGAAAGTTCAGGTGACAGCACCTAACGGCATCATGATTTTGCCAGCCAAAGACAGCGGTGAGTGATAGAGACTTAGGGGCTTGGATATTGCCACAGCCCAAAGCAAAGGAAACA